ATGGGAGCTAATAACGGGCCAACATTGGAAACCGTTCCAACAGGAACATACTATGTTGACTACATTGCAATAGAGTAAAGAGGGGTGATTAAATGACGATAACATTAAATGCAGATTATGACGTAACACTGAACACTGCATTGCTGGGCTATGTCGGTGAAACTAATGCCCGTCCTGTGTCGGTCGAAGGGCTGACAGTAGACGGCGCAGACCGCTATGTGTTAACGATAGACTACGGCGACGGCACTGCCTATGAGGTCGATATCACAGACGGCACATGGACGCCTACTGCTGATATCTTGCGGTCGGCGCAGACAGTCAGCTGTCAGATATGTGCAAAAAAACTGTCAGGCGATGAGTATATTTTAGTTAAAAAATCACGCATTTTCCGTCTGAGAATAGGTGCGGCTATCGGTGATAATGCCGTGCCGTCACCTGATGTGGCGATGGACGCACTAGACCGCATAGACGCCATAGGTAAACAGGCGCACGCAGATATGCAGACAGCCGTCACCGCCGCAGAAACAGCGACAACGTCTGCTGAGGACGCAAAGAAATCTGCCACAGCCGCAGGAGTATCAGCCGATACGGCAACGCAGGCGGCAAGCCGTGCTGAGACCGCAAAGGCGGCGGCTGAAACGTCCGCAACACAGGCAGACACCGCCATGCAGGGTGCAGAAATCGCACGTCAGCAGGCGGTCACTGCACAGAACGCCGCAAAGATATCCGCAGCCCAAGCATCAACGGCGGCACAGCAAACCACAGCTGATAAGAATATAACAGCAGGCTACGCTAAAACTGCTAAGACCAATGCTGACAGCACTGCGGCAGACAGACAGGCGGTGCAGGAAATGGCGGAACAGGTCACGGTTGACAAGGCGACAGTGGCAGAAAATGCCGCTAAGGTCGCAGAAGACAGAACAGCCGCTGAAACCGCTGCGCAGACAGCACAGGCGGTGGCTGACAGTTTGCCTGATGATTATGTGACGGCTGTCGGGAAGATAGCCGAGAATACAGCTGAAATAGCTAACGTAAAGCTGACGGATAAAGAGTTGCAAAGGCGTGTGGACGCACTGTATTCCATCGGTCAGGGTGTGACCCATAAATTTGAAACGGACAGCGAAACGGCGTATCAGAAAGCAGTGCCTACAGGTGGTAAGCTGATGAGCGTGAAGTCAATAGGCGGTCATTCTGAGGTCATTGACGGGGAAATTGTTAGTGCTGGGGTGACAGAGGTTGTGGAGCAGGGACGAAATTTGTTTGATGTTGAAAAATGTGCAGCATTAGGTCTGTATTACGGTTTTGAAATTGACACAAATAAAACACTACAAATAGCCCTGAAAGACGAAAAAACGTGTCCGACAAATGTGTCGTTTGGAATTGTGTATGTTCATGGCAACACAATGGCAAACTGGCTGATTACATCGAATGGTGTCAGAGAAACTATAACAAATTCTAGGGATATGACCGATTCAACACAAATTATGGTGGCATGTTATCCAGGTAACAAAGAAACCATGCAATCAATAGCTGACGCATTTGATATAATGCTTGTGGATGGTATATACAAATCAGATACCATGCCAGCCTACGCCCCCTACCACAGCAACGTTTACCCAATCCCAGAAACCATTAGGGCACTGCCTGGCTACGGTTGGAGTGCAGGAACGGCACGAAACTACGTTGATTATGAGAATAAACGATACGTTCAGTGCGTGAGCAGCGTTGATTTGGGGACGCTGGCATGGTCATATCGACCCGAACAGCAACGATTCTATGCGATTGCTGATAGTATAACAGGAAAATTTTCTGAATCGTTCGGAATCGTTCCAAATATAGTTGTCGCAAAATATGACATAGTTTGTTTCAATGATATAACGACTAAAACCGATAACATGAAGGCTTCTGCGGTAAAAACAGCAAATGATTATATAACTATACGGAACACCGCCTACACCGACGCTACCGCATTCAAACAGGCAATGCAGGGCGTAATGCTATATTACGAATTGGAAACCCCTATCGTCACCGACATTTCAGACCTGATACCTGATGATTTTCTACGAAACGTTGAGGTCGAAGCAGGCGGTTCAATCACGTTCAGAAGCAGCAACGACAGCTATCGCATACCTGTTCCGAACGAAGAAGAGTATATCGTGAAACTATCAGAAGTGGGAGATACAACATGACGGAGCTACAGAAGAAAATGATGAAAGCCGCAGGGCTGACGGAAGATAATTTCAGCAAACCAAAGGTCACCGAGATAGACAGGATAAAGGCAAACGTCGATTTTCTGGCTATGCTGAACGGTGTAGAATTGGAGGTGAGCGGTGATGAGTAAGAACTACGTCAAGGTCAAGAGGTACTATGACAGCCGTTTGTGGTCGGTTGCTATGGTAAACGCCGCCGTCGGCAAGTGGATCACGGCTGAGGAGTATGAGATGATAACAAAGGAGGTATACCATGAAGCAGAAGTTAGCGAAACTCATTGATGTAAAGTCCATTGTAACACTGTTCTTGACGGCAGTGTTCTGCGTGTTGGCACTTCGCCGCACGATAACTGCAGAACAGTTCATCACGGTGTTTACTGTGGTGATATCGTTCTATTTCGGCACGCAGAGCGCCAAGAGAAAGTCGGGTGATGATGAGTGACGGAAGCAATTATCGTTGCACTGATAACAGCTGCTTCGGCGGTAGTGTGTCAGCTTGTCATAGCATCTAACAGTCGTAAGACTATGCAACAGGCACAGTACGACAGCCAAAAGCTCATTGAGTACAAGATAGACAAGCTGTCTGAGCGTGTGGACAAGCACAATTCCGTTATCGCTCGGACGTACAAGCTGGAACAGGATTATGCGGTGATCGCTGAACAGATAAAGGTCGCAAACCACCGCATTGAAGATTTAGAAAGGAAGTAATTTTATGGCAAAGACATTTAAGGGCATTGATATTTCATACTGTCAGGGAAATATTGATTTTGCAAAGCTCAAGGGCAAGGTAGACTATGTTATCATGCAGATAGGCTACGGAAAGTACACAAGTCAGGTGGACAATTTCTTCGAGAGAAACTATGCTCAGTGCAAGAAGTACGGCATACCTTGCGGTGGATACTGGTTTAGCTACGCCACAACTGCCGCTGAGGCAAAGGCAGAGGCAGTAGCTTGCCTGTCCGTAATAAAGGGCAAGACTTTTGAGTACCCTATCTACTTCGACGTTGAGGGCAAGTCGCTTGTGGGCAGAACAGCGGTATCTGCAATGTGCAAGGCGTTCTGTAACGCTCTTGAAGCGGCAGGCTACTGGGCAGGTATCTACATAAGCAGAAGTCCTGCTCAGACCATGCTTGAAGCTTCTGTCGCCAAGAGGTATGCACTCTGGCTTGCAGAGTATGGCTCACGTTGCAACTACGGCGGAACATATGGTATGTGGCAGTACAGTTCTACAGGCAGAGTCAGCGGTATCAGCGGCAATGTTGATATGGATATCTGCTATGTGGACTATCCTGCGAAGATAAAGGCGGCAGGGCTGAACGGCTTCAAGAAGCAGGCTATCAGACCGACTAGCAAGCCGACTGCAAGCTCCACCAAGAAGACAGTGACTTATACGGTGAAACGTGGTGATACGCTCTCAGGCATCGCACGGCGTTACAAGACCACTGTTGCGAAGCTTGTCAAGGATAATGGTATCAAGAACGCTAATCTCATTTATGTGGGGCAGAAAATTAAGATAAAGTAGGCAGAAAGTCAGCCCTCTCGGAGTGATCTGAGGGGGCTGATTTTGTTTGCGTATAGATAAGGACTTTTTAACAAATAAACAGAACAGCATACGTATAATATTTTAAAATATATTATTTATTATTAAAATATTTACTTATATGGTTGTGTACAAATACTAGAAAACATGTTATAATATACTTAAAATATTATAAGGAGTTGAGTACTATGGATGTACAAACATCAATTATTTTTTGTGATTCTATACAGAATAACATAGTTAATGGTAAATTATCTCCGGCAATCTCTCGACCTCTATCGTCAATAGTTCCATATGCTATACCTGGTAACTATTCATTCTCGCTTTACTGTTCAATAGAAAATCTTTCAGCTAATACAAGTCATTCATTTAAAATTGAGGTTATTGCACCTGATGGAAATATTATTTTTCAAACAAGTGATATAGAAATTGGTGCTAGTATGAACGTTGCTGGTTCTGTGTTTACACCTATTGAATTTGCTGTTGATATAAGGAACACAGTAGTGCTGACAGAAGGAGAGTATACAGCTAAGGTTTATGTTGATGGTTCTTTGAAAGGAGAAAACAAGCTGCCTGTATTTTCGAGGTAA